GCACGCGCACGCACGCACGCACGCACGCGCACGCGCCACTAACTGCGCGCGCCCACGCCCGCGCCGCCCGCGACTAGCTGCCGGCCGCCGGCCAATCCCCACCGCCGGCCGCCGTCGCCGCCTCGCCCCCGTCCCGGCCCGCTGCGCCCCGTTTGACCCCTTGCCCTGGTCAACCCCTGGACCGCCGCGGCCGGCCGCCCTGAGCGCCCGCCGCGCCCCCTCAGCTGCCGGCCGCCGCCGGCCGCCGGTCCGGTCCGCGATCCGGCCGCCGCCCTGACCGCCTGAGCCCTCCGGCCGGCCCGGTCCATGCCTTGCCCTGCCCCGGCCGACATGCCCACCGCCGCGGACCGACTGGACCCCTTCCCCGGCCGCCGCGATCCTGAGCGCCGCCGGCGCCGGCCGCCCCCAGTCAACCCCCTTGCCGCCGTCATTCATTTTTTTGCAAACAATCGTTGACACCTAGCCCCGCGGCCCTCAATCTCAATCCCGTTCCCACTAATACAAAACAAATGACGATCCTCTCCCAATCCCCCACCGGCCGGGCCTTTGCCCGCGCCGCCGGCGCCGCCGTTGACGCGGCCCGCGCTCAGCTGATCACTGCGGACCGGACCGAGCCGGCCGCCTGGCCGGTCCATCAGCGCCCCGCCCCGCGCCGCCTTGCCCGCGTCGCCCTGACCGTCGGCCGCGCGACCGTCGCCCTGACCCTCTCCCGCGGCCGTGGCGCCCTTTCCTTCCGTCTGTCCTTGTCCTGATACTCCCCGCCCCATGGACGCCCTACAAATAGACATTCACGCGGAAGGAAACGACGCGCCCGCGTCTTTCTTCCTCATTCACCCGGCCCGCGCCCGCGTCGCCGGTTTGATCCTTTACGGGGAGCTGCAGGCCTACATCGACCGCAACCCCGCGCCGGCCTATTCCCTCACCTGGAGCACCGGCGCCGGCTGCGGAGGTTTTGACTTTGCCCACGGTCTCGACCGCGCAACCTGGCAGGCCGCCGACGAGCTCAGCGGACCCGGCGCCCTTTCCTCCCCGCCCGCTTTTGGAGACCCGGCCGAAGAGGACGCCGCCCGTTTTTGGGTCAACACCTTGGAGCAAGCCCGGATTGACCGCGCCGCCGGCCTGACCGCCTTTGACCTCTAAACCTGCCCATTCATGACCCGTCTAGACTTCATGGCCGCATGCGCGGCCGCCAACATCGCCCCGGCCGTCGCCTTGGAATGTCCCGAGATCCGCGACGCCCTCCGCGCCCGCGACGATGCCCGCGTCATCACCCTTCTCCGGTCCAACTTTTAACCCTTTCCCCCCATGGATACCCAAAACAACACCAACCCCGCGAGCACGACGCCCGCGGCCGCCGGCGCCGGAAGCGCCGCCCCCCTGATCTCCCCCGAGCGCCTGGCCCTCTACGCTTGGCACGTGGACCCCGGCCACGAATGGCTTGCTGTCCCCGTGGCCGACGTCGCCGCGGCCCGCTTCACGCCGAGCGCTTGCAGCTACATTGACCGCGCCGGCGGCCTTGCCTACCTGGAAGAAGATTGCGACGCGCCGCGCTTCCTCCGCGCCGCCGGTTTGATTGGCCGGCCGGAACTGCGAACCGTCCGCGAGATTGACCACGGCGACCGCGACGCCCCCTTGCGCCGCTTGCCCTCGATCCTGCCGGCCGACGTTATCCCCGCGCCCGACGCCGCCCGCATCCACGACGCCGCGCACATGATCGGCGCCGCCGCCGGACTCTGCCCGGCCGCCCTTGCCTCCGCCGCCGGTGCCCCCATGGGGCCCGACTACGTGGCCGAGCTGCCCGCGGCCGCCCTGCGCCGCGCCCTGAGCGCTTGCGCGCCGGCCATGTCCACGGATGAAAACCGCTACATCTTGAACGGCGCCTTAATCGAGCTGCGCCGGGGGTTTGTTTCCCTTGTCGCGACCGACGGCCGCCGCCTGCACGCTGTCCAGCTGCCGGCCACCGTTTGGACCGACGTTGGCGCCGGACTAGTCGCCGGAGCCCTAGACGATAACGCGCCCGCGTCCCTGATCCTGCCGGCCGTGTCCGTCCGCGATCTCCTGAGCGCCGCCGGCCCGCTGTCCGCGTCCACCGTCAAGAAGGACCCCACCGCGCGCCTGGAACTTATCCCCGGCGCCGTCCGCACGCTGCGCTTGACCGTCGGCGAGCGCACCCCGTGGACCGCCCGCGCCGTCGAAGGGAACTTCCCCCGTTGGCGCGCCGTTCTCCCTAAGCGCGACCCCCGGACCGATCGATGCCTGCGCCTTATCGACGTTCAAAACGTCTCCATGGCCGAACTAGAGGCCTTTAAGAGCTTTCCGGCCAACGCTTGCGCGCTGCCGGCCTACGCTGACACGCTCGACACGTTCCGCGCTCAGGCCGGCGACGGGCCCGCAAACGCTCTCCGCAAGGCGTGGATGAGCTACGCCCGTTCCAGCTTCACCCGCTACGGCCGCAGCCTGATCTTTGCCCCGGCCATTAATGAGCGCGACCGCGAGGGCGACCCGGCCACCTTGCGCCCCTGGTTCCCCACCTACGCCATAAGCAAACCGGACCGCGCCGCGCCCCATAAGACCGGCGGCCCGGCCGTTGACTTGACCCACTACGACAAGAGCTTGACGCGGCCGACGTCGATTGAGGAAGCAAGCCACGTTAACGCCCATTACATGGCCGACGCGCTCGACGCGGCCGACGACCTCGACGCGCCGGGCCTGCCCTCGATTGTCGGATTTACTCAGGAGAAAGGCGACGCCATGCGCCCCCTTACCGCCTGGAGCGCCGCCGCCATCGACTCCGCGCAGCCGGCCGCCGTTCTGGTCATCATGCCCCAGCGCCACGTCAACCGATGAACCGCGCCGATCTCTCCGACGCCCTGGCCAACGCCGCACTTGCGGCCGCGGCCGGCGCGCTCGACGCCGCCAAGCAAGCGCACGCCGAACCCTCCCCGGAAGCTTGGCAGCACGCTATGCGCGCCGCAAGCACCGCGAAAGCGGCCGCCCGCGCCGCCGCCCAAGACTCCCGCAACCCCAACCCCTCCCCCTACCATGCCCAAGCCTAACAAACCCCACCAGCGCCCCGACCGCGGGCGCTTTCACCCCACGTTTGCCGTCGAACTGGCCGCCGATCCCGGCGCCTATGTCGGCCGCGAAACGTTGCAGCGCATGCTTGCCGAGCGCCTGCCGGAAGAATGGCGCGAGCTCCAAAGCGCCGCCGCCGAGCTTCAAGAATGGCACGAACAAGCTTGCGAGACGGCCGAAGAAAGCACCGCCACGGCCGCCGCCGAGCTCAGCGCCGAAAGCGCCGCCCGCGCCCTATTCGGCCCCGGCGCCGTTTGCACGTTCCAGCGCGATCCCCGAGGCCTGCCGCTTTACGTTGCCTGGCCAAGCATGCCGGACCGCTACCGGTGCCCCTGGGAACCGGTCCGAGGCCTGCCCATCTACCTGCCCGAACGCGAGGACAGCGCCGAATGAGCCCCGCCAACACCCGCGCAGAGCTCCGCGCCCGTATTAACATGATCAAGCACAACCTGGAAGCCGGCCGCGCCGGTGAATGGGCCCGAATGGGATACGACGACGACGCGATTGCCCGTTGCCAGCGCGACGCCGGCCGCCGCATTGACGAGCTGTCCAAACAACTCCACCCCCGCAGCCCCCGCAAACCCCGCAGCCATGCCTAACACCCAAGCCCAAGACATGCGCAGCCACGCCCGCGCAGCAATCTCCGATGCAATCCGCGCGATTAAAGACACCGACAAGGCGCTTGCCTTGATCCGTGAATACCTGGACGACGTGCGCGAATACCCGGAAGCAATCGAGGACGTCCGGAGTTATCTCCACGTTGCCGATCACGAAGCTGCCAACGCAAAAGGCGCCGCCGCCGCCGCCCTTGCCCGTCTAGACAGCGCCGACGACCTGGAAGGGCGCGCGCTATTCTCGCCCCGTCCGGTTTACGGCCGCACGCTCTACGATCCGCGCAACGGCGCAGCGCAAGGCCTGACAAACCTTGCCGGCGGCCGCACGTTGACCGCACACCAGCTCGACGCGCTCAGCTTGGCAGGTGTCTTAGTGGCCATTTATGGCGAGCTGAGGACGCCGGCGGCCGATCTCCCGCGCCACGTGCCGACAATCCCCACCCCCACCCGGCCGAGCTGAGGCAATAACCAGGCGACGACACAGGGCAAGGCCTAGCGCTTTGCCCTATTTTATGCCCATGTATCCCGGCCAATCGGCCGCGGCCAGCGCTCAGAGTTGCGGCCAAACGTTGACCGGCGCCCGGTCAGCGGCGCCCGCCGGCGCTCATGTGGCCAAGATTTACAGCGAAAACCGCCACTTTCCCCTCCTTTTCCAATTGCCAAGCATTGAATGACGGCCGCCGGCGCCATACCCCCCCTAAGAAATCTATTTCCCCCCCCCCGGAGGGAGGGCGTTGAAAACGGCGCACCTCGGAAAAAATCCGGGGGTATCATATAGGTTCTCCATATACGTGCGGATAAACGTTTGACACGTATATGGAGGGCCTTTATCAGCACCTATATGGAGGGCGTAATCTTTATAGTAAGATTTAACAATCTTACATTAAAAGATTAGAATGTAAGGTTCCCTTCCATTCAGGCTACATCGCCTCCCTTCGGGGGCTAAGCCTGAATGGGTCCTACATTCTCCGACCCCCTACCCCCTTTCACCATGCGAAAAGAGCCAAAACCCAAAAATCCGAACCTGAAACGAGCCCACTTCACCAACTTCTGGCGCAGCCAGTGGAAGGAACGCGGGGATCAGATGCGCGCCAACCTGGACGCCATGAACGCCCGGCGCCGCGAGAAGCTCAACGAGCGCATCCGGCAGGTCGAGGTGATCATACCCCTCCTACCCGATGAGCTCATGAGCCCGGCGGTCATGCGGGACCAGTTGGCCGACAACTGGAACGCGACCTACGGGGAGTCCATGACCAAGGCCGAAGCCTGGACCTTGCTTCGGTTCGCCTACCGCAACGGCATCATCGCACAGTACGACGGCAAGTACGGCACCCAGAAACAAGTTGACCAAGCATTGATGATGGCCAACCTCGCACCCAAGGTTGAAGATCAGGAGCCAAAATGACGAACAACGAGATGCGGCGATAGCCGACGTCAAGGAAACCGTCTCGCACCTGGTAGCGGCCTATGTCTTGTCCCGGCTTCACGATGGCGGGGACAAGACGGCCGAGTGGATGATACAGGACGCAAGGCGACTCACGAAGGCCATCGCAACGATGAGAAGCGATGGCGAACCCGAAGCGTGAAGAATGGCTGTCGGACGACGGCACGCGCGGAGGGTGGGAGCAGCGCAACAAGGTATGGGACGCCTTCGTGGCCGGCTTGTCGGAGGAAGAAAAGAAGGCGCTCCAGGACGCCGGGTTCAGCCTGAAGTTCTACCATGCGGACAACTTGGCCAAGGCGCACCGCCACATCTACGACGACAAGTACGTGGACAAGATGACGTTCCTCGCCCGCGTCACGCCATTCGCGGACAGCGATAAGGAGGTCGAGGGGGCCTTGGCGAGCGTGGTGGCCAAGGTGATCGCGGCCTACGGTTGCACGAACGACCCCAAGGTGCTCCTGCACAACGACTGTTTCCGCATCGCCCTAGGGTACACGAACTACGCCTCCATGGCCGACTTGGCCAAGCATTACAAGGTGACGCGTGCGACCATCTCCTACCGGGTCAAGACCATCCAGAAGGAGCTAGGCCTGCCGCCGAGCATCTACATGCGGTCCGAGGAAACCTGCATCAAGGCCCGCGACGGCCAACTACGACGAAAGAAATGACCATCCGACCCATCGACATAGCGACCAAGCTGAAACTGCACAAGGCGACCATCAACACGTTCCTCCGCAACGGCATGCCCCTGACGTCCATGGAGGACGCGGAGGCCTGGTACCACGCGAACATCACGCCCAAGAAGCAACGGGAGTCCGAGCCAGAGATGGCCAACGACGACCGGCACCTGGAGGAAATCATCGAGGATCAGAAGAAGCTGAAGAAGCAGTCCTTCGACGAGTATATGAAGGACCTGAAGGAGAGCAACTCCAGCCAGTCCAAGTCATACGCCACCTACGATAAAATCCTGAAGCGGCTCATCGAGCTGGAGGACCGACTGCACAACCGCCGCATCGCGGCCAAGGAATACATTAAGACGCAGACGGCCATCGACCGCTTCGGCAAGGTGATCCTGGCCATCCGCAACGACCTCATCCAACTGGGTACCAAGCTCGCTGCCAAGGCGAACCCGGACGCCCCGCGGACGGCGCAGAAGGCCATCGAGACGGAAATCAACCGCATCCTTAGCCGCATCGCCGGCATGGCCGACGAGGCCTGCGACATCATCGACGTGGGCGAGACGCCCAAGGTCATCGAGATGACGGACGACTCAACCCCTGACGAAACCGAGACGCATGAGCCAAGCGACGGCTGACCAGTTCGAACAGGCCTTGCGGTCGATGCTGGCCCCTGACCCGGACGGCGATATCGTCGAATGGTTGGAGAAGAACGTGAAGAACGTGCCATACTCTCCGCAGCCAGGGCCTTTCCGCATCGAGTCCACGCCCTACCTGGCGCCCATCCTGCGGGCCCTGCAAGACCCGGAGGTTGAACTGATTGTGGTCATGGGGAACGTGCAGTCGGGTAAGTCCATGATCCTTGAGCTTTGGTCTGCCTTCATCCCTAGCCGGACTCCTGGCCCTACCCTGCTCCTGCAAGACGTGGACCTGAACGCGCAGGATTGGCAGCAGACCCGCCTGCGCCCGCTATGGGAGTCAACCCCTTCGACCAAGGAGCGCCTGAGCGACAGCGGACGAAGCAAGTGGCACACGACGATGTTCGAACGCAACACCTGCTGGGTGCTAGGGGCCGACAACGACCGCAACCTCCAGCGCCGTTCCATCCGCTTCCTTGGCGGTGACGAGTGCTGGCAGTGGAAGAAAGGTCACTTGACGGAGGCGATGGCCCGTCTGACCGCCTATAAGTGGCAGTCCAAGGCCGTGTTCGTCTCGCAAGGCGGGGTCGAAAACGACGAGTTCACGGAGTTGTTCAACAGCACCGACCGCGGCGAGTATCACTTCAACTGCGTGGCCTGCGACGCCCGCCAGCCTTTCGAGTGGAAGCAGGTAAAATATCCAGAGGAAGCCAAGAAGGCCGGTGGCTGGGACTTGGACATGGTTCGGGCAGGCACAACCTACGAGTGCAAGTTCTGCAAGCACCGCCACCTTGACCGCAACAGCGTGCGCCAGGAGATGCTTCGCAAGGCAGACTACGTGCCGATGAACCCGTCCTCCCCCAGAGGCCGGCGAGGTTTTCATTTTAACGCCCAAGCGATGCTGTTTGGCCTATCGTGGGGAGATCAGGCAGTCGAGTGCATCGAGGCCGCCCAATCCTTCGACCAAGGCGGCGACGACTCCAAGCGCCGTGAGTTCAAGCAGAAGCGCGAGGCCCTGCCGTGGTCCGATGAACCGGACGAAGGCGGCGGCGAGGTCCTGCCTAGCGGATACCTGCTAGGCGAGGAATGGCTGGAGGAAGCGGCCAGCATGAACAGCAAGATTGTACCCCCGCCATACACAGCGGAAATGAAGGCCAATGCGCAGTTCCAGCGGCTCCGCTTCATGGCCGTTGACGTCCAGCGCAAGGGCTTTTACGCCATCGTCCGTTCGTGGTCGATGGACGGAAAGAGCCGGATGGTATGGTGGGGGTACCTGGACACATGGGAACAGCTGCGGGCCGAGCAGATCAGGCTGGAGGTCCCGTCCATCTTCACGTTCGTGGACTCCGGCGACGGCCCGAACATGGACGAGGTGTACCGCAACTGCGCCCAACACGGCTGGAACGCCACCAAGGGTTCAGGCAACACGGACTTCCCGTGGAAGGTCCAGACGCCCTTTGGCACCAAGATTGCCTACCGTCCATATTCGCCGGCCAAGATCGTGCAGGTCGGCAAGCAGTCCTGCCGCATGTTCATGTTCTCCAACCTAGTGCTGAAGGACACCATCACACGACTACGCAGGGCTGGCCATCACACCTACCCGCAGGACGCGGGCGACGAGTACCGCAAGCAGATGCAGTCCGAGCACAGGAGCAGGACGGAGACGGGCAAGCCCATCTGGCTCCAGATTGGCGACCGACCGAACCACCTATGGGATTGCGAGGTCATCGGCATCCTCCCTGCGCTCATGGCCAAGCTCGTCGGCCGAGGTAAGAACAAGAACGCCACGCAGGACGAAAAAGCGGACAAGCCTGTTGACAACGCCGGCTGAACCGTCGATGTTCAGTCCAAGGGTCGGCCTGTCTTGGACTCGTTGGTGGCTCTGACGACGTACGCATGGGGGCGGGCCGACCCCCTTTGACTTACGGCAAAGTGCATGGCTTTCGTGCATTATCGCGGCTCCACGTCGCCCAAGGGCATTTTCATGACCCTTGAGGTGCCCGTCATCGAGGCGATCATGGCCAAGGCCGTTGCCCTCATCACCGAGGGCAAGACGGTCATGGAATACAAGGACTCCGGTACCGACGTCCGCAAGGACTTCGCCCTTGACCCGCCCACCGTGATGCTGGAGTGCCGTTATGCCCTCCAGATCAAGAACCCTCAGAAGTATGGGGCCATCGACCGTACCCGCGTAGGCAACCTGCTCAACAACTTCCGGGGCCTCTGATTTTATGGCGCGCAAAACCACCACGAAAAACACCACGAAGAACAAGGACACCGTAGGCCACGAACCTACGGTCCGTCGTCAGGCTACTGGCGGCCCCGGCATCTTCTCTAACTTCGAAAGCGCGAAGTTCAGCAACAAGCGTTCTTGGATTTGGTCGTCTTGGCCGACCGACTTCAAGAAAACGATGACGGTTTTCGACCGTCTCGAAACCACGCGCAAAATGCGCTGGATGGAGTTGAACGCCGGCCTTATCAGGCAGGTCATCAACGACATGGCCATTTACTCCGTGGGTGGTGGCATCCGCGCGCAGGCCCGCACCGGCAACTCGATTATTGACCGCAAGTACGAGGAATACTTCGAAAACTGGGCCCGAAACCCCTGCGATATCACCGGTCGTTTTAACCTGTACGAGCAGCAGTACATCATCTCGCGCCTCATCGACCGAGACGGCGAGTGTTTTCCCATCAAGACCCGCGACCAGATCGGCCGTTGCCGCATCCAGCTCATCGAGTCTCACCGCGTTTGCAGCGCCCAAAGCGGCGCCCCGCCCCCCAACGAAGTGGACGGCATCATGTTCGGCCCGTACGGCCGTCCTGTGATGTACAACGTCATCCGTTCGGACGGTTCAAGCCGCCGCGTTCCTGCTGGCGCCGTGATGCACGTCTATGAGCCCGAGGTGGCCTCCGGCGCGCGCGCTTACAGCCCGCTTCAGCACGCGATCAACAACATCGTGGACATGCTGGAAATCCTGTCCTTGGAGAAGTTCGCGGTTAAGATGAACAGCGATATTGTTCGCACCCTGACCCGCGAGGTCGCCCAGTTCGACGGCGCCCAATCCGACTTCGAAGCCTTCGGCATGAAGCCCGATGGTTGGTCCGGCGATGGTCAGACCAACCCCAACGAGGCCTCGACGTTCATCGGCGGCAAGATTTTGGCCCTTGCCCCTGGCGAGAAGCTGGACTCCTTCCAGTCGAACCGCCCGAACGCCACGTTCGTCGGGTTTATGGAACACCTGGTGCGCGACTCCCTTGGCGGCGTCCTGCCCTATGAGTTCACGGCCGACCCGACCAAGGCCGGCGGCGCTTCCATGCGCCTTATCGTCGGCAAGGCCGACCGTAAGTTCGCCCAGCGTCAGCAGGTCATCATCAACCGTTTCCTGAACCCCGTCTGGGGCTACGTCATCGGCGACGCCATCGCCAAGGGCGAACTGCCTGCCCATGACTCCTGGAACAAGGTCGTCTGGATCACCCCGAAGCGCGTCACCGTGGACGCCGGCCGCGACGCCGCCCAGAACCGCGCCGACATTGAGTTCGGCATCAAGACCATTGGCGAGAACTGCCAGGAAGAAGGCGAACACTTCTCGACCCTCATCCGTCGCCGCGCCATCGAGGCCGCGGAAATCAAGGCTATGGCCGAACAGTATGACGTCCCGCTGTGGATGATTTACAAGCCGTCGAATGTGGCCCTCCCTGACGTCAACGCCAACGGCACGTCCGGCAACGATGAAGCCGAAGATGATGACGCCAAGGAGCAATCTGAAGCCAAAGCCAACTTCGACCGCCTTGAAGGCGAGGAACACGTCCTCGATGGGGCGGTAGGGGACTGATTTTCTTTTTATTTTTTTATCCCCATATGAACCATATCATCCAGTCAATCCGCAGCTCCGAGCCGGTCATGATGCACGAAGCATCCCTGCGGGCCTATGTGGATAAGGTCGAACGCGCCGAGGCCATGTTCCAGGCGTCCAACGAGCCCATCGAGAAGGTCTTTGAGATGGTCTTTGGCAAGCGCCCGAAGATGGTCAAGATGGGCCCTCTTGCCTACATCCCGCTGAACGGCGTCATGGGCAAGGGCCTGACTACGCTGGACAAACTTTCCGGGTCCATCGACGTGGACGACCTCTCCGATTGGGTGGACGAGGCCATGGATGACCCCGACGTGAAGGTGCTGTTCATGGACAACGACAGCCCTGGCGGGTCCGTTCGCGGCCTATATGAGCTTGCCGACAAGTACCATGCCGCCGGCAAGTCCAAGCCGACGGTTTCCTTCACGGAAAAGCGATCTTGCTCAGCGTCCTACTACGTGGCCTCTCAGGCCAATGAGTTCTACGCTAGCCCGTCCTCCGAGGTCGGCTGCATCGGCACGATCATGTGCTGGCCTGACGTCACGAAGGCCTTGGAGAAGGAAGGCATCAAGATGGAAGCTATCTACTCCGGCAAGCACAAGGCTGCGCTGTTCGAAGGCATCCCGCTTAGCGACGCCGACCGAAAGATGCTCCAGGATGAGGTCAATGACCTCCACGGAGAGTTCAAGGGCAAGGTGAAGCGAGTTCGTACCAGCGTGGCCGATGCCGACATGGAAGGCCAGTCGTTCGTCGGTCGTGTCGCCGCCCAAAAGGGCCTTGTGACTGGGCTGAAATCCAGCCTCCGCGAAGCCATCGAACACGCCATCTCGACCCATGCCGTTTGACAGTCGGCTATTTGAAACATCATGACCCTCGAAGAACGCCTTAACTCGCTGAAGGAAGCCTTCACCGGCAAGACCGCCGAAGCCGAAGCCGCCTCTAAGGATGCCGTTGCCGCCAAGGAAGCCCTCGCGGCTGCCGAGGCCAAGACCGTCGAAGCCACCGCCCTGGTGGAAGCCTTGACGAACGACAAGACGGCTCAGGCCGCCAAGATCGCTTCGATGGAAGCGTCCCTCAAGGACCTCGCCGAGAAGCTGACCGCCATCACCGCCGAGAAGATCGCCCTCGAAACCGCCGCCATCTCCGCTGGCAAGAAGGCCGCCCAGATGGCCGCCGACATGGGCGTGGACCCCGTTGAGGTCGCCCCCATCAACCAGAACGCCGGTGGCAAGTCCGACGGCGAAATCGCCGAGGAATGGGTCGCCATGAAGCAGAAGGATGCTTCGGCCGCCGCCAAGTTCTACGACGCCAACCGCCCGGCCATCATCCGCGCGTCCGGCATCAAGTAATCACTCTCCCCTAAATAATAAAATACTATGGCTACCAATGCTATCGGAGGCTTGACCCTCCAGCTCGTCGCGGAAGAAAGCCTGCGGACCCTCGTTCCGCAGCTCCAGCCGCTTACCAAGATCGCTGTCACCGACTTCGGCGCTTATGTCGCTGAACGCGGTACCACGGTCCACACCCGCTACGCCGGCAAGTTCACGGCGTCGAACTACGCCCGTTCCACCGGCTTCGTCGAGTCCAACGCGACCTCGACGGACGTTCCCGTGACCCTGGTTGACCAGAAGCACGTCACCGTGGCCTTCACCGACTACGAAGTGGCGACCCTCTCGCTCGACCGCCTCAAGCGCCTGTTCATGGCTCCGATGGCCAACGCCGTCGTCAAGTCCCTGTTCGACCAGACGCTCGGCAAGGTGGACACCGACTTCACCGCTGGTTATTCCGGCGCCCAGTCCGGCTTCAACCGCATCGCCGTCTCCAACATCGCCAAGTCGCTGACCAAGGCCAATCTTCCCCAGGAAGGTCGCGCTGCTCTCGTCTCCCCGGAGGCCTACCAGCAGCTCATCTCCGACCCGGTGATCGCGCAGGCCTTCTCCATCGGCACCTCTGAGGTCATCCGCGGCAACCGCCTCGGCATGATCCACGGCATCGACTTCTTCGAATATAATGGCTTCGATGCGGCTGGCCTTGAAACCGGCCTCAACGGGGTCGTCTCCTGCCGCGAAGGCCTCGTGGTCGTCACCCGCGTCCCCGCTGCCCCGACCACCGGTGGTGGCGAACAGACCATCGTGACCGACCCGGACAGCCAGTTCTCGTACGCTCTCCGCTACTGGTACGACTGGTCCGCTGGTCTGCACAAGCTGTCGGCCACCTGGCTCATCGGTTCCGCGAAGGGCAACCCCGACGCGCTCCAGAAGGTCACGTTCACGTCGTAATCGCTTTCGTAGGGCTAAGACCCTACAACGCGCCAATGCAGAGGGCACCTCTATCGTGGGGGTGCCCTCCCTTTTTTTGACCTAGGGCGAAAGACGTGGCCTCAATCTACGACGATTTCATCGCTGACGCCAAAGCCATCCTGGACGAAGTTGGCAAGGATGTGACCGTCAAGGTGCCCCCGTCTGGTACCCCCGTCGTGTTCAAGGCCATGATCACGCAGCCCATGGTACTTCAGGACATGGACACGGGTGGCTTCCTGAACCAGACCACCTTTGAGGTGAAGTTCTTGCGGACCGATTTCACGGCCAATCCTGGCGTCATCGCCTTTGGTCATATCGTCACCTATTCCGGCTCCGAGTACCGCATCGTTGCCTTGGCTGACCGGCCGCCCTCCGCTTGGGTGATTGCCAGGGTCCAGACCAAGGTTCAATGATTGTACCCGGCTACAACGGGGTGGACGTAAGGGTTGACGTAGAAGTTGACGCTGAAGGCCTCAAAAGGCACCTCCAAGCCTATGCCCAAATCATGGGTATGGCCGTTTCCAAGGTATTGCGGAAACAAGCCCGTTTGTTTTGCCAGGACATGATAGACTATACCCTGCCCGTAGAAAACGGCCCAGGGACCGGCCACGGTGGTACAATGGGGGCAAAGAAGATCACTGAGAACAACGTCCGGGTGGACATTGAGCTGGTTTTCGCCCCCCTAGGGTATGCGTCGATGAAGTCGGTGGCCGATTTCGACAACAAAGGGGTATTCAGCGCTTGGCTGCGGGAACGTAAGGCCATGCCCACGGTAGTCCTGCCTGACTTCCTCAAGGACATGGACGTTTTCGATGGGGCCAACCAGTTCCCGGCCTTTCAGAAGTTCGCCTCAAAGCTGAAGAACGACCCCGGTAATGACAACCTGACCATGGCCTATTCAGGCAGCGTCAAGACCCTGCACGAAGCCGCCCGCGGGGGCCCGCGGAACTATGCCACTAGCCCCAACGTAGGCCCCGGAAGGACCTATTTCATCACCGACTACAAGGCCAAGGTCGAGCCCTACGTCCGGCAGGTCCAGAACCGTGTCGGCCGCCTCAAGGCCGGCTGGTACACGGCCGGGATGCGCCTCAACTACGGCAACGTCAAGGCCCCCAAGTGGGTCATCAACAACCAATGGGGAACCGGCATCCTGATCGACAACCTTTCAAACGACACTACCCCTTCAGTCACGGTCGGAAACTCCATGCACAAAAGGCATACGGAGATGACCCGAGACGGCATCGCTTGGCTATGGTACAAGTTGGCCATCCAGCATCGGGCCTACTCCATGCGCGTCGAGATCATGAACCGACTCATCAAGCAAGGAAACGCCCGTAAGCTGTGGGAACTGTCACAGCCAGGGGGTGCCCTTGCCGGGGGTTATTTTTTCAATCCATGAGCAACGCAATCCGTTCAGTCATCGAGGACAAGGTTTCGGCCTATTTCCAGTCGGTCTTTACCGGCGAGGACTACGTGCCCGTCCACAAGGGGGTCACGGACCAGACTCGCACCCTGCCCCTCATCATCGTCTATGCCGACTCCGCGCGCCCGGACCCGGCCCTAGGTGCCAACCCCCAAGGAAACTACCGTGTGGCCCTCAAGGTGTTCATTTACACGTCGGCCGACGACGAGACGCTGGAAACCCATAGGGCCCGCGTGGATGCCGTCCACGCCCTGATGGCCGACCTGCCTGCGCTCCAGGCCTACTGGGGCCCCAACGACGGGCAGCTGTACGCCGCTTGGGTCGTTGCCGACGACGAGGGTATGAGCCAGCGCCGGTACGGAAACTCCATCGAGTTCGTCTGCGTGGCCGTCCTACCGCCGGCTGTTTGACATAAGGCAAATGGCATAAACCTATGGCTCTCCCTACCACCAACGGAACCGCCCATATCTTCGGGCTTAACGGTACCGGCGGCTCCGTGTTCACGGTCCAGTCCGACGACATTTCCAAGAAGCCGAACATCGACGTCGAGGTGAAGGACGAGACTGGCCGAGTCATCACCAATCGACTGGACGACCTCTTTACCGAAATCAACGTCGAGGGCGTCCTGCTTATCGCTGACCCCACTGCTGTGGTCGGCGGCACCCTTGCCTACGGTGGCGTCAACTACATCATCAAGGAAGTGATGAACCGCGGTACCAATCAGGACTTCCGCAAGTTGAGCATCCGCGCCGTCAAGTACCAGCAGATCACCACCTAAACGACACGGCTGATGAACAGCCGTTTCGCCAAGGCCGTCGCGTACAACCCAAAGACCATAAAGGTCCTAGGGTTTACGCTTTTGCCTATCTGCATGCGGCACCGGGTGGTGCTGGAATACTACAACTCCCCGTTCGTCACGTCCGAGGAACCTACCGTCGAGGACATCATCTTCGCCATCCGCGTCATGTCCACCTTGGACAAGGACGACATGCACCGCGGCATCAACGAGGTCGAGGCCGGCTACATCTTCCTGCTCAAGCAGAACGACGACACCAGGCGCGAGGTCATCGAGCTGATCCGCGAGCACATCATCGACAACAGCAACTGGCCCATCTTCTGGGAAAAGGAGAACAAGGGCGCCGACAATGGCATCC